TTGAGGCGATCGTACCAAGTGGCAACGTGTCTGCTTTAGCGTCCTGGATTGTTGTCGATCGGGTGAGTAAGGTTGATACCTACTACGATCCCGTTGGGCAGCCGTTCGCGGGTGCGACAGCTGACATTAGTGGTTCTACCACTTTTGCTTCCGTTATTTACCGAGAGCGGTACCGGGAGACAGTTTTGTCGCCAGGTCTGACCTACAAGGCAAGCTCAATAAAGAGTTTGCTGAGTGGAAAAGATCTCCGACTCATAGATCTAATTGCTCTCTTCACGTCACTCAAGTCGGGGCAGAAATACGCCCTCAAACACGGGTGACATAACTCTATGGAAACAAAGAGTAAACACTATGACAATCACTGTCAATACTAAGGCCTACGCAAAAGAACGCGTAGTTGGACCCGATAACATCGAGTTCATTGGCCCCAACCACGACCTGTCGAACAAGGACATCCTGTCCTTCAAGCGGGTTGCTCCTAAGCCAACTTCCACCTTTGGTGGTGTTAGCCGGGTGACAGCAAAGTTTTCCAGAACGGTAGCCGTAACTGGCCAACCTAATACGGAAGGCGTAGCTTTGGTCGAGGTCACCACTTCTCTCCCGGTCGGTATGGCCGAGGTTGATGTGGATGCTTTGCGCGACGACACGGGCGATTTTCTGCTCATGTCTGAAGCGGATGACCTGTTCCTCAAAGCCAAGTTCCCGACTTAATTGTCGGTTGTTGGCTGTTGCCGTTCGGCCCTTTTGGGGCCGGCGGCGTTAACAATGCCAGAAAGGAGTGTTAAGATGCACGTTTTTAAAGAGTTCGTGACCTACGTTATTGTAGGTTTATACGTTTTCTTTGTGCTTCCTTGGCTCTTCGGCCTGGCATAGAGAGGACAGTATCAGATGCTTCATCTAACCAAAAAGGAAGCGAAATGCAACCTGAAAGGAAAGGGAAAGCGCGCAAGCGCGACCTACACGCTCTTAGCAATGTCAGTATTTTTGACGTTGTCAACGAGTGGTTGTGCCTACCTGGCAACGGTAACTTGCAAAATCTCCCAGAATGGGTCGCTTCATTGCGATCCCGTCGAGGGGACAAGCTGGTTGCCTTAGCAGATGCACTAGTCGCCGCAGAGTATGGCGATGCAGCTGAGCATAAAGCTGCGCATCAATTGGCCGCACTGGTACGGAAGTATCCGTTTAGCTCTAGCGAGGCTCCCGGGTTGAATCCCGAGGCCGCAGCGATCCTGAAGTTTAGGAAAGCTGAGCTGGTTTGCAAGCGATACAACCGATTATTCCGGTTGAGAAACCGGACAAACACCTGGCGACACCAGTTTATTATTGGTGAAGCTAGGGCATGGATCGAGAGGGTTTTAGGGCGTGAGCCCGACCTCGATAAGATCTATGACCAGTGCGAGTTTGGCCCTGGGGCCTCAGTGGGGGTGCATGGTAATGCTACCAACGACATGCGTAAGTTTCTCGCATCCAGTTGGTCGTGCACCCCTACGGCCGTGCCATACGTTAAATCAGCTATGTGGCGAAATCACCACGTGGTGGAATACCTCCTTTCTGAGGGGGTGGACCCCGGTATATTCTGTCTAGACCGTGAGGCCTTTGACAGGATGTTTGTTAACCGGTTGAAACTTGTGGCCCACAATAAAGTGACGTTTGTTCCGAAGACTGCAAAGACCCACCGGGTCATAGCGGTCGAGCCGTTGTTAAACCTGTATCTGCAGCGAGGCGTTGACGTCGTTATGCGGAGGAAACTCCGTCGTTTCGGCGTTGACTTATCGCAGCAGACACACAACCAAGATTTTGCTTTCCTTGGAAGTGTGGAGGAGTATAACCCTTACGCAACGTTAGACTTAAGTGCGGCGTCGGACTCGATTTCGATCGAGCTGGCACGTACACTTCTGCCGTCTGCGTGGTTCACGCTCCTCAATGACATCAGGTCACCATCTTACTTGGATCCTCAAACCGGGAAGTTTATCCGGTACGAGAAGTTCTGTTCGATGGGCAACAGCTTTTGTTTTCCCTTGGAAACTCTC